ACAGGTGGCACAAACGGTACTTTTGCAATCGGTGCGCCTGGTTTGCGTGCTGCTGAAACCGATAATGACGCTATTACTGTTGGCGGAAGCTGTACCGGAAACCTTGCATTTCACAAGTCAGCTATTGAGTTGGTTTGTCGCCCTGTAGCTGTGCCATCAATGGGCGGCGTGAATATGGACGCGGCTATCGATACGATGACTGTACAAGACCCGTGGTCGGGCCTGGTTTTTGATATTACGGTTTATGCCGGATACAAAAAAGCCATGATCGAAGTTAGCTGTTTGTATGACGCCAAGGTGTGGAAACCACAGCACGTAGCAACGTTGCTTGGTTAATTACGATGACCAAGGCAACAGCGAAAAAATCCATTGATACTGAGTCCATTGCAGATTCCATTGCAACGGTTCTAGTAAAGATAGTCCGGTCTGTCGATTACCCTCCACCACATAGCGCCGATGTTCATCCCGATGAATTGGATGAGTTTAAGCGCGGCGGATGGGTAGAGGATTAACAGTTAATGGCGATTGTAGTCGAGGACGGCACCGGCAAAGCAGACGCGGTTAGCTATGCAACGGTAGCACAATATAAAACATATTGTGATGCTCGCGGCATTAGCTACTCAGGCGTAACCGATGCCGTCATCGAGCAATCGCTGGTTAAAGCAACCGACGCCATGACTCAGATGTATTCATCGCGTTGGAGCGGCTACAGGCACAATCCAACGATTCAGACTCTTGATTTCCCCAGGTATCTTTGTGAGATAAAAGGCAGAGCGGCGATGTATCCGGTTTATGTGGAAACAACAGTTGTTCCAACTGATGTTATCCACGCCTGCATAGTCCTCGCTATTGAGTCGCAAAGCACGACGCTGATCCCGAATCTCGAACCGGCTGTTATCCGGGAAAAGATTGACGTGATCGAGGTTGAATACGAAACAAATTCCCTGCCCTACACGCAATACCGCGCAGTGGATTTGATGTTACAGCCATACCTTAACGGCGGCGGTGGACAACTGCCGATAGTCCGTTAATGGGTGTTTACGATAGAGCGGAGACTACCGCGCTTCGATTACTTATTAAATATGGGCAATCGGTCACGGTAACAAACGTTACAACCGGCGCTTATGATCCCAACACGGGAACCCAAGCAACCACGACGGCAACGTCAACGCCGAAAGGGCTGCTGACTCAACACAGAGCGCAGGACGTGGACGGTACGATGATTATGCAGGGCGATAAAAAGCTACTGCTTGATGCAAGTGCTACGGTTAAGACTGATGACACGGTGATGGTAAATAGCACGGTTTATACCGTTGTTGGGCTAAACGAGATTAAACCGGCAGCAACGCGGGTAGTGTGGATTTGTAATGTTAGGGCAAGTGCATGAGCTTTTCAATTGATCTTGCCGCTTTCGGTCGGGAGCTTGAAAACAATCTCAGGAAGCTTGAGCGCGGCATATTGATTGGGGCCGGTGAAGAGTTGGTTATGCGGTCGCCGGTCGGCGATCCTGACAACTGGTTAGCTAAGAAAGATGGCTCCTATGTTGATTTTTTATCCGTTTATAACGTTCCTGATGGATATGTTGGTGGGCGGTTTAGAGCCAATTGGCAATACGGTTTATCAGTTAGGCCTTTGGGCGACTTACCAGACATCGACAAAACTGGGAAAGTCTCAAAAGACAGGATAAAAGCCGGGGCAAAACAGATTGCCGTCCCTGGTAACGTGCATTACATAACTAATAACCTGCCATACGCACAAAAGCTTGAAAACGGTTGGAGCCATCAGGCACCTAACGGGATGGTAGCAATAACGACGCTGAACTGGCAACGCATAGCCAATGAACAGGCCAGGTTAATTAACCCATGAAAATATTAAACAACGTGAGACCAAGACTTTCCTTGTTTTATAAAGGTAATTTTGCTTTTGCATATATTAAACTTTTTAGATATTTCAATATAAGGGACACCAAGTTTAATGAGTTCTCTAATTTCTCTTACCTTATTGTCATCAAGTTTTGCAAAGGCCCTATTATGGCCGCGAATTATTTTAATTAGTCCATTTTTCATGGCATGAACGGTATTTTGAGATGGGGTACACCACTCAAGGTTTTCTAAATGATTATTTATTTTTACTCCATCGATATGATTTATTTGTGGAAGGTTTTTTGGGTTTGGAATAAATGCTAAAGCAACAAGCCTGTGAACAAGATAGGATTTAATATTTCCATTAACTGATATAGATACTCTTTTATATTTATTACTTATGCGTTGGTTTAAAAGTTTTCCGTTTGTTTTCCTTGTGGATATAAAACCGTTTGGGGTAACGCCTTGATATTTTCTAGGTAGTGTTCTTATGTTTCCAATATTTGATACTTCGGCAACACCAAATAATTCTTGTACTGGAATAGGCAACCATATTTCATTCATATTAATTAAAGCATGTCGTTAATATTAATAAGGGCGGCTCTTGAAAATACTATAGCCGGAATATCACCAAGCATAGCACAAGTTTGGGAAAACACAAAGTACACACCAGTTGCCGGAACCCCGTATCAACTCGTGTATTTAAAAGCGATCCCGGAGCCGCCACACGGCTATTGCCGGGATACGATTTATAACGGCTTTTTGTATGTCCGGCTGATGTACCCGCAAAGCGCCGGGGCCAATGCGATAACAGCGCGGGCAGAACTGATTAAAACAGCTTTCGCCTTAGGCACCTCACACATAAAAGACACAGCAACTTGCATCATCAACGAAACGCCAGAATTTAACACAGAAGGCAACGACGGCGACCGGTTTACCGGCTTAGTCAAGATTCGATTTTACACAAACAGAATATAGGAATTTACCAAAATGACCGTAGCGAGCAGCTTATTTGAAGCCGTCGAACTGAAAGAAGAGCTCAGTTTTGGCGTAAAAGATACCGACACAGATAACGCGCAGCTATTGAGTCGCGTTGAGTTCACCCCGAAGTTTGATCAGTCGATTATTGAATCTAACGAGATCAAATCGTCCATGCAGACCGAGAATTATGCAAGGGGCATAAAAGCGGTTTCTGCGACGTTGAAAACAGAAGCCAAGTCCGGTGCGTATAAGCAGTTGTGGGCTGCTTTGTTGCGACAAAACTTCAATACTGGTGTTGTAGATGATATTACCGGAACCGACATTTCTTGTGTCGCTCCAGTTAATAACTTGACAACATCCGGTTCTGATTGGACTACAGCTGGCACACTTGATCTAGCGGTCGGTGATACTATCAAATTTACCGGATTTACTGGAGGCAATAAAGGCAATAATAATCGACTTTGGGTTTTGCTTGCTTCAGCTTCCGGGACAATGAAGCTCCGGGCAAAATCCGGCAATTACGTTATGTTGGCGGATGCCGCTGGCGAAAGCGTAACTGTTTGGAACCTTGGCACAACTGATTCCCCAAAAACCAAAACGATTACCCGAGCAACTATTGCGGCTGTTGCTGACACCTCAATTTTTCAAACAGTCGGTGGTGATTTCACTGTTCCGTTTAATGTGGGTGATGTCGTAAAAATTAATGGGTTCACTGGTGGCAACGTTGCCAACGATGACAAGCCGTTCAAAATAACCAAACTGACAGCAACCGATATTTTTGGCTACTACACAGACGGCACACTTCCGGTCAGTGACGCGGCCACCGAATCAGTGACGATTACCAAGTCTGATTTAGTGAAGCTGGTTTACAACACTGAAAATGATTTGGCGGTTGCATCGACGACTCAACTTACAAGCTCGTCAAGCTTCATTGCTGAGGGATTTAAAGTTCATGATGTGATTCGTTTGGTCGGATTCCCGACATCGACAAACAACAATAGAAACCTGCTGGTTAAGTCATTCAACACCGCAGGAACACAGCTTAATTTTGTGGTCCTGGACGATGACGCCACCACAGTGCCGATGGTCGTTGAATCAGCCGGGGCTAATGACTACGTTTACCGCGTTGGTTCAAAGGCATTTATCCCGCAGGCGAACCATACCAATAAATCGTTCATGGTTGAAAAATGGCAGTCTGATATTACTCAATCAGAGCAATATACAGGCCTCCGCGTCAATATGGCGAAGGTCACTGTACCGAACAGCGGCATTCCAACAGTTGATTTTGACTTTTTGGGTAAGAATATCGAAACCGCCCAAGCGCACTACTACACATCAAGCAACGAGCCTGCCGAGTCTCAAAACTTGGATTCAATTTTTGGCCGGGTTTATGTCAATGCCGGGGTTGACGCTGGATGCGTAACTTCTTTCAGTATTACCGTTTCCGCCAATCTTAGCGCGTTGGACAAGTGTGTTGGCGGTGACGTCGCGCACGACATTACAGCTGGCGTTTATAAGGTGTCCGGTGATATGTCGGTCTATTTTGAAGATGAGGTCATGAGTTATGTCGAGGTAGAACGCAGGCATAACTGGGTGGATAAGTTCCCGTTCAGCACAGTTCATGTTCCCGGACGTAAGTCAAAGTTTTTCAATCTTGACAAGACAACCTTCCTATTTTCTGTGCGGTCTGACCTAAAACACGCCATGTGGTGCAGTGGCAAGTCCATCATGGAGTGTGAGATTGAATACAAGAACAACAAACATTGCGATAATGAAGACTTCTTTGTTGTTCCGATTGAGCGTTGGACTCTTGTTGAGTTATGAAGAAAGAAAATTGGTATCAGGCACTGACTGACATGGGATGCATCGTTTGTTTAAACGAGTTAGGTGTGGTGTCGCCTCCAGACATCCATCACATCTTAAAGAACGGTCAGAGGGTTGATGACTTGCACACTATCCCGCTGTGCCCGAACCATCATCGATCAGGTGTAAACAATGCGGAGTACGTATCTCGCCATCCGTGGAAAGCGGAGTTTGAGAAACGATACGGGACGGAGTGGGATTTGTTTGAACAGGTAAAAGAACGTGCGAAAGTATTGCTTTAAATGCGGAAAGGATTATGACGAATCCCTTATGCGCCCCAAAATAGATAACCGGGGAAGACGGATCGGTTCGCAGTGTATTTTTTGTATTGACAAAAAGTCTGCTTCCTTACTGAAAGGAAGTTCCCCCGCCGAAGCGGGGGTGTGTACAACTCCCGAATCTCAGGTTGCACCCAAAATCCAAGACTAGTCTATCGTCTTTTTCAGGTACTGGATACGGGAAGTC